ACACGATCATCTGTATAAGTTACTTTGAGTTTTGCCATTTTTGCCCCTTAGTTAGTGATTTAGTTTTACCAAGTACCAGTAGTAGCAACTGCTGTCTTTGAGTTGCAAGTATAGGTAAGATCTAGCATACCTTCATCAGCAACAGCGCCGTTAATGTCGGTGAGGTTGTCGATCAAAATTGTGCCAGTATAAAGTGGGTTTGTAGTTGATACTGCTGCTGTGCTGTCTTGGATAGCCTTAAAAGCAACTGTTGTTCCATAAGCTGCTTGAAGTGTGGCTCGTACTGAACCAGCGCCAGAAGCTGCGTTATCGTTCAAGAGTGAAATTGTTAGCGTATCGGCTGAGAGTCCAGTAACGAATTGATGTGCATCTGAGCCCATCGCCGTGACCTCGATCTGGTCTGCGCTGCGATTTAATGTAAATGCGGTCACATGGTCGCTAAAATCGATAGGTGTTGCGCCGAGCTTGAACCCGACTTTGTTATTTAGAAAAATCGCCATGATTATTCCTCATCTTTCTTGGCTGTTGATGTTGTTGGTTTTGGTGTTTCTACTATCTGACCTATCTTCTTTAGAAAAGCCAGTTCTTGAGGTGTTAGATCAGACATATCAGCTCCAGTTACTTAGAATTGAGACTTGCATCGAACATGTTAAAAGATCGCCCGTTGCAGATGCAAATACGCTAGGCGTACTTACAGTACCTACATTATAGACGATAGAGGAAGCCGCTAGTTTGTTAAACACAGAAACTAGCATTTCCTCAATTCCATTTAAGTTGCCTTCATTATCCAAAAGGGGAACATAGATATTTACAGAAAAATGAACTAAAGGCGCAATAGTGTTATAGCCATTGTTGCTTGGCGTAACATAAGGATCTGACGGAGAAATGGTAACGCTGTTTGCAATGGGCGTAGCTGGTGGAAAAGAAAATGTGCTCCAGAGTGAGTCATTGACTAGCGCTGTTGCAAGCGTGCCACGAAGAGTTGAAATAGCTGAAACCATGATTAGCCGATCATCGATCGCGGATCGAGGTAATTTGCCAATAATCCTCTGACTCTTGCGACAAGCGTGTTAGACATTGTGAATGGGCTTGGAGTATAGCCATCAACAGACATTCCTTGACCACTTGGCGCTTGACGAGCTTGCCAAATAGCAATAGCCACCATAAGGCTTGCCTCTTGAATTGCTGGGATCGTTGAATAGTCAATATAAGTTTCGGCTGCTGCTGTGCCATAAGGTTGAACTGTGTGGTAAGGATTATCGCTAGTATGAGTAGTAGTAACGCTGAAAGAACGCTGTGTAACGGCAGTAATTGTTTTAGTGCCGTTGTACTTTGTGCCAGCGTTGCTGATCGTTACTGACTGTCCGACATAAAACATGTCTCGGATATCTTCATTAAAATAAACTGTGCCTTTTGTGCCAACATTGCTGTGAGCAATAATTGACTGTTCGTTCTTCCATAGAAAAGGGATCAACACATTGTCGGCGGCATCTGCAACTTCTTGCAATACAGCATCGCTATAAAGTGTTCCAACGCCAAGTGCGCTGCGAAGTTCTGCAACTGTTGTGTACGACATTTGATCTCCTTTCTAAAGACTGGTGGGGTAGAAGGGCACTACCCCACCAGCGACTTAAATGGGCTTACGCCTTGTTATTCTTGAATGCGCCAGCTCCGACCTTGGTTGCGATCGCACCAAAACCGTAGTAGCCAATAGTCACAGAACCCGCGGCTGTTGACTCAGCACGCAGACGATAGTTAGGTGACTCGTACCATGTGTAAGCATCTGGGTTAACGATGACGATAGAACCATCTGTGTCTGTGCCTGATGCTGTGTTTGGAGTAACGAACAAGTTGAGACCTGCAACATTTCCTTGAAGTGCTGTTGGAACTACTGCTCCACCCGCGTTCATTGGATTTGATGCTGTATAAATTGGGCGACCATTATCGTTAAGAGTCATGATGTTTGACCATTGTGCTGTGTTAACGATCATGTTGCGAGCGAATGGATTTGGAAGTCCGAGAGTTGCGTTATAGATAGATGCTGAACCGCGAGCAACAATTCCGAGCAATTCAGATGCAGTTGGATATGTTGTTGTAGTTGTTGCATCAAGTGAAGCACCAGTAATAAGAGCTGCGTTAACCGCTGCATCTGTAGCCTTTGCGTAAGCTGCACCCATGTTGCGGATGAGTTCATCGAAGAATGCTGGAGAAGTTCTGTCCAACAATTCTACGCTGAATGTCTGTTGTCCCGCGTACTTTTTAACATCCACGCTCAAGAAGCTTGAGTTTTGGTCTGTATCTGAGAACGCTGCGTTTTCTGCTGTTACTGCAACAGTAGGCATCGCTGTGATTTTAGGGATTTCAAAAGTCATACCTGCATCTGGAAGAACTCCGCGTGAGATCGCTTCGATCGATGGGCGAATAGTTGTTCCAAGTGGGTTGATGATTTCTTGAAGTTGACGAGTTGGTACAAGACCAGCGTTGTCTGATGTATCGTCTGCTGCGCGGATGTACTGACGAGCAGTTTCATCACCGAGCGCTGCACGGATAGTGTTTTCTGCATACTTAGCAGCTGTTAGTTCAATGCGTGGCTTTGAATAAGCCATTGCTGTTACAGCAGGGCGAGCAGCTTCAACTGCGGCAGCCTCAACTGTAGGTGTTGCTTCGACTGCTGGAGTGGTGTTTTCCACGGTGGCTGTCTCGCTTTCTGTTGGTTGGTTTGGTTGTTCTACAGCTTCGGTTTCCGCTGGTGCGGCTTCTTCTGCTGCAATGCTAGTAATTTGTGCTGACTTGAATGCGGGTTCAGTTACAGCGCTGACTTCTCGGAGAACGCTTGAAGTAACATGAAGAACACCGTTCTTAGGTTTTGATGCCTTTACCTCAACACCGACACTAAGACCTGTAACAAGTCCTTCTTGAGCCATAAGCAAATAGTCAGTTGCTTTGCTGCTACGGCTTAAACGAAATGTTGCGTAAATGCCATCTCCAGCGCGAACTTCAAAGTTTGAAGCCCGACCCAAGGGTTGTTTGATGTCGTGTTGCGCTAATAAACGAACAGACTTGGCATCTGGGATCTCTATTGAGTCGGGTTCAAATATAACTGCACCTGCGCTAGTGTTTCCAATTTCGCCTGTTCCCATAGGCACAATTTTGCCTGAGATTTCGCGAGTATCCATTGAAGCCGTTAATTCAGATGCTTCTAAAGTAAAGTAAGTTAGATCGTTCATTACATTGCTCCGCTTCCGTTAGGAGTAAGGTCGGTCATCGCCATAGCTTGATCTTGAGTAATTAACTGGAGATCAAGCAATTCACGAATAATTTGCAGTTCGACTAATGGGTCTGTGCGTAGGTAATTGCTATCAATATCAAATCGAACTTCATTACCTCGCGCTGTTATATCGTCCATAGATAGGCGATCTTCGATCGCTGAGATATAAGGCTGCATAGATAAAGTTAAAAATTGCTTACGCTCATCTGTAACATTTGCGTAAGTCATTGTTGAGTTTTGATCGGCTGATACATAATAAGGTGGGATATTGCAAAGACGAGCAATTTCAGTTGCTAGATTTTGAATAGCCTCGTTGTACATCATATCTTTAGGGCTAAATCCAACTGTCTCATACTGGAGAGTTGAAGTTAAATAAGCGGTGCTGCGATTATTACGAGCGTTTTTGAAAGCTGCTAGTAATCCTTGAACTTCTGCTGGTGGAAGATCTGCACCTGAGTTCTTGAGGTAGCCAGTAGGCATTGGAGTTGCAGCAGCAATAACAGCAGCTTTCTGAACATCCAAGGCTGCGCGAATAGTTGATACACCTGTATTTAGAATGCCGTCAGTAAGTGACTGAAATGTAACGAGTGAGCCGAGACCATCATTAGGCACAGTTCTTCCATCGACTGCATAAGACTTAACAAACACATTGTCTTTATCAAGTGTTGCAGTTACGCGGGAGTTAGCGATCCACTCAAAACGAGATGGTCTGCCATCTTCCTGATAAGTCTCAACCACCTGCCAGAACGCTTGACCATAGAAAAGTAGCGAGTCAACCGTGTAAGCGATCGTTACTGATCGAGGCTGATGATATGAAGGCTGTTCTAGCCATAGTGGCTTGCCTAGTTCTTCACCTGTAGATTTTTTATACAACTCAAGGGGAATTGTGCCAATGGTTCCAGCCAAGAGATTTCTGCAACGCGCTAACGCTGGAACTCCCATGGCTTCGGTACGACCAACATAGGCAAATTGAAAGGGCATTGCATAAGGAGAATACTCACCAAGAACTTGCGGAGTAGCTTGCGCTTCAATAGCTGACGATGATGTTGCACTTGTAAGGCGCGAGAAGATACCCATAGGGGTCAATTATACACTAGATGTAGGTCATTCCACATATATAGCCGCTACCTGTTGTGGTTTTGTTAATTTGCTTACGATCATTGCAATAGAAATTGGTGCACTAATATCGCCAGCGGATTTGCGTTTTATAATTCTCCAAGCGCTATCGTTCACTTTTGCAGCTACATTCTCAAATTGCTCAATAAGCGATCGTTGCCCATTGTGAACCATTCTAAGATTAACTACAGCATCGAGTAAGTCTCCGCACGCCTGATAGAACTGCTGACCAGAGCAGTCCTCGACTACACATCCTGCTTGGGCTAATCGATCTGCTATCGACTGAGTGGCATATTTATCAAACATAATTTGCCGCGGTTTATAGAGATCGACCCAGCCTTTTATCTGTGCCGCGATTTCGAGATCATTCACAGCGACCTGAGACTCCCAAGTCTGCAAGATACCAACACCAATTCGACCATCGGGAAGGATCTGACCTGCACAAAGACTTGCATTTCTTTTGCTAGGGCTAACATCAAAGCCGAAAACGGTATAAGCGCCAGTAGTCATCTCTAGAGTTGAGTCTGAGCAGTCCTCGATGCTATTCGGTGGGAAAGGTGACTGCAATGAAGAGACCCAGAGACAGAGAAGCTCCGTCATAATGCTTTCATGGCTTGAAGTCGAAATACTTTCGGAAATTGCCTCTTTGCTGACTGTTATGCCAAGGGCAGGGTTCGCATGAGCTACACCTTCCCAGAACGCTTTAGAGTTAAGGTCGATCTTTAAGAATGTTGGTGCGCTGTACTCGTAATAGCCAAATGTCTTAGGTGGATTTTCCATTTCGCGGCTTTTAAGCTCGTTAAGCGGAGTGCTAAAAGCATCTCCAGCGTTGCTAGTCCAAAAGGTCTGTCCATCGGTTGCTCTGGTTGTAGGTGTGATC